CAAGACTGCCAGGTTTTGTATCAAAATATTTTGACATTATTTTACTCCCTTGGTTATAGCAGCAGTATACGCTGACATATTATTTTCTTTGATATCAGCAATTGATGCACCCATGTCACCGATTGCTAATGTCACTTTACCATCACGATTGTATAAGAAATGTTTTACACCTGTTGGATTATCCTTCGACTTCAGTGTAATTTTTTCTTGTTCAAACCTTTTACCTTTACCCACAATGTTCTTTGCAGTCACAGTAAATTCTCTGTAATCCTTACCTTTACTAATGGAAGAATCAATCTTAATCTTTACAGTTGAACCCTTCTTCAGTTTGTCAAAAATCTTCAGAAGTTTTGGGTCATCCATTTTCATCTCATCAAGTTCCCAAGTTTCAACAACAGTTTCTTCTTTGACCAATGCAGAAATATCTTTACCAGCAATATAGTCTGGAAGAACCTTCTCCAAAGACTTTGCAATGTCCATAGTCTTCATTGCGTCTTTCTTGAACTTGTCGGCAAATGATTTCATCTCTTTATTTTTCTTCATCTTTGCAACAATAGAATCAATCTTCATCGCAACTGCTTTCATCTTACCTTCATCAAGTTCAGTTTCTTCCATACGTTTACCTTGAGTTGCACTCGTATTGGTTGGGAACTTATCCATCTTGTCTGGCAATGGACGATTAACCATCATGTCACTCTTCTTGTTATCTGGAAGAGGTTTTGTTAGAGTAACAACTCTACCCTTGTTTCTTCTTGCCATATCCTTTGCATCTTTTTCGTCAGACGCAAATCCAATAACCAATCCTTTTTTATCTACAGCGGCAAACTTATAAGCCTTACCTTCATCAAGTTCAACTTCTTCTACGAAATCTTCTCTTCTGATTTTACCTAGTTTGTTTATATCTGCTGCCTTATAATTATGTTTTAACATAAGTCTTGACATTGCCATCATACTAACAAAAGGTATATCTGCTTTATATAATTGTTCCAAACCATCTTTATTTGAATCAATCTTATCGAATATTTTCATTAAAGGTGTTGGATTAATCTTTTTACCCTTCATAGGTTCATATGCTTTTTTAAGTTTATTAATCATGTCATCACTAAACTTTGCTTCTTTTACTTCACACTTAGGACATCCTTCTCCCTCACAGTCTGGACACTTGACTTTTTCAAGTATCTCCTCATTCTGCCTTTTCAGAACAGCAGCAACCTGTGGGTGGTCTGATAATCCCTTTTTAAGTTTCTCAATCTGTTTAACTGCACCACTATAGTTACCCTGTTTGTAACGTGGGTCAGATGCAATACCGATTGCCATCTTTATTTGTTTTTTAGAGAATGCCTCTGACATTTCGGCAAGGGCATCTCTCATAGTTTTTGTATACTTACTCATTGTTTTTTTCCTTTAGTTATCTACCTTTGCACCACCACGCCATTGATAGCAACTCCAATACTTTGCTTTCCACTTAGGGCCAGGGTCTTTATCACAACCATGTCTTGCACGAAATGACTTCCTTGCTTTTGGGTCATCACGATTAATAGACATATTTGGGTCACCAAAACGAACTACAACAACTTTACCCTTTTCGTTTTTGACGTAAACCTTAAACTTTTTGTTTGGGTTTTCGCTTGTACGAATTGGGTCGTTGAGTTTTACTTTCTTCCCTTGATACTCAGACTCTACAATAGTATGTTCATACAAACCATCGCAGTCATCACAACAAGGAAGTTTTGATAACATCTTATTATAAGTCTCTGTTAGTTTTACTAACCAGTTATCACCAAATCTTTCTTCATATTTATCTCTTGTATTTTCATCTAGATACCATTCTTCAACTGATTCTCTTGTCGCAGATTGTCCAGGCGTTACCTTACGAGTATGTTTCTTATATTCATCTGTACCAATCTCGTATGTCTCACCTCTAACCTTTGCAGCAAGGTCTGCATCTGCTTTACCCCAAGTACCAGATGACTTGGTTGTAAAAGAATTCACTCTTGCAAACGCCCACTGCTGTGCAGTAGTGCCTGGTCTATGTCCTGTCTTATATGCGGCCATTCCCCTGTCATAAACCTTTTTGAGAATACCATAAGGCATTCCAGATTTCTCTGCTTTCTTGACCAATCCAGCAATCTTTTCGTCAATCACTTCTACTTCTTTTTTCTCTTTGACTACATTCTCTGCGTGTTGTTTTGCCATCTTTGTCAGAGTTGCATAGTAGATAGATTCACCTTCTTCTTTACCATATCTGTCAATAAAATCTTTCTTCGACACATCTTTCTCCAAACTCTTGAGTTTATCCTTCTCACCATCAGTAAGTTTCTTCTCATTCATATTTGCACGTTCTTGCCAATCGTATGATTTCTCATCAGTCTTGATTGGGCCACCCTTTGCCCAAGTGTGACACGACCTTGCAGAATGACACTTGAAGTGATGCATCCAACAATAACCCAAACGACCATCATCATCAGATGTTTCGCCCGGCATACATTCATCCATGCGTGGTGAAATATCAAACGCAACACAGTTCCCACAGAGTGACTTCTTTGCAGCGTCTTCAGTTGTCTTCCAGTACTTTGCGATATCTTTCCAGTAATCGCCTGGCTCGTCAACATTCAGTGGGCCATAGTTGTAGTTCTTGATTGTTGCATCTCTGTTCTTTGTATTAATCTTGAGGTCTTGAGTTGCAGGCGGACATTTCATCTCTGCCTCAATGACCACTTCTTCTTTTGGTACACAGTTCGGCACCATCTTACCGTTTTTCTTTTTCATACCAACTTGTTTGTGAGTATCCCAACATGGGTTTTCAGTCTCACCATACATCTGTTTGAACTTCTTGGTATGTTTCGATGGTTTGGTATCTGCATCTGCATCGCCTGGGGCAGGGCCAGTCTTACCTTTTGCAAAGTGGGCTGCACGTTTCTTCTTAGTCGATACTGACATTTCGTCACCATCGGCATCTTTTGCATAATACTTTGCTGGTTGTGTTCCTTCTTTGTCTTTGATATCTTTATCCTGTTTGACTTCTTCAAGGTTGTGTAACCACACTCTTCTCAAGTCCTCAAACACAACATAGTTTGTACCTTTGCGAATAATTGTACCTTCGTCACCATCAGTTGTTTTCACAACATCACCAACATTCCAAATCTCTCCACGAATGTAAAGGTCACGATTTAGTTCTTCTAGTGTGAAATTGTATTCCTCTTTGATGCCCATAAAGGTACGAACATCCTTGAACAGTTTTTCACCGTCCTTAAATCCTTTTGGAAGACCAAGTTTAAACTGGTCAAACTCGTTTGCACCAGCGGCAGCTCGCATCTTAGATGCAGACATTCCTGTTACACCTTCTGCGTCTGGGTCACGTTCACCAGCAGATACAACTTTGATATCATCAAATCCGTAGAAACCATGTCTACCATCTACACCGTTATACTTGTCTAATAGGTTTGCAAACTCATCTACTCTGTCAGAACCAACAACCATGACAATCGCTTTGTGTCCTTTATTGTGTAGTTCAACTGCAATATCAAATACATTTCTTGCACGACTAACTTTGATGTTCTTCTTGTATTTTGGGAACATCTTCTTCATATATGCGACCTTCTTATTGTGTGGAAGAGGGTCTTTCTTTGGGTTCTGTGAATGAGATGGATACACATACATGGGAGCACCAGAGTTTTTACCCTGTTCTCTTGCAAGTGCATCTATAAGTTTTTCATGACCAGTTGTCGGTGGATTAAATCTACCAAATGTAAATACAGCAGTGTCACCTTTTGCTTCTAGAAAAGTTTTCATATCAATCCCCCACACCATCGACTGCTGCAGCTTTGTTCTTTTTGATACGTTCACCTTCTTTTGCTTTCAACTGTCTCATAATTTTCTTAGTCATTTTGTCTATGACTTTACGTTTCTTCGCAACAATTCTTTGGTCAATCTGAATTCTTTTTTGAATGGGAAGTTCTTTATAATTGACTGATGGGCCAAGACTACGTTTAATAACTGCCATTTTTGCTTGACGTTGTGCAGATGCTTTTATCGCATCAGGCGTCCGGCGTCTTACCCTATTTCTTTTCTTTTTCATTTTCGTAGAGGATTTTCTGGCAAGAAGTTTCATGCGTCTACCCATCTTTCTACGCTGTTGCATAATTTCAGATGGAGACTTTTTCTCCTCTACGGTTTCTTCGTATAAATCTTTAAAGTTTATCATTTATCCCATGCCTTTATCGCAGTAAAGTTATTAAAACTAAATTCCATTCTGTCAACAAGTTTTACTGCATCACCTGATACCCTGTCAATTGCAACGTAACCCTCTGGGTTTGTCACCTTAAATCCATTACTAGTCTTGATAAAAGTATCAGTTAAACCTTTAACACTATTTAGTTTTTTCACAATTCCCATCTTTGCATTTACTAGATGTGATTGGAAGGCAATAACCGCCTCTAAATTAGTTAATTCCTTCTTAAATTCTCTTGCGTATTCCTTACCTTTTGTTCTCAGAACATCTTTACTTTTCTCAGTTTTGAGTTTGTCAACCTCTTTTGCAAAGTGATTTTCAACCCAAGTGACATACCCAGCAGCGTGTTGTTTTGGATTCTTAACTGCTTCACCCTTACGAACCTTTGAGTTGTTGTATGTTTTGAGTGATGCACCAACAAGTTTACCTGTCAGTGAATCTTGTAATCGTAAAAACTTTTTGAGTTTTGCAGAGTTAATTTGTTGGAATGCTTTACCAGCATTTGACAGGTGACCAGTTACTTCTGCGGTTTCACCAGACGTAAATGTTGCAGTACCAGATGCGTCCTTGTATGTTGCGTCATCCATCCATACTGTAGATGTTTTTGTCAGTCTACTAATATTTGCACCAAATGATGCAGTCATATCTTGTAGTGTAGAACCAGTATAAGTTGTATGCCAGACAATACCAACCTTTGCTTTATTGATTACCTTACCCAACTCACTAGTTGTTGGAACAGCATATACAATAGTATTAGGCTGAAAAGTGTAGTAGTTTGTTCCATCAATCTTTGTTGTTTCAACATCATCTGTAAACATAAGGTCACCTTGAAGTACACCTTTGATACCCAACTTAGAAAATTCTTTGAGTGCCACCTTAAATTTAGAATTAAGATTTCCAGATAAATCAGCATCAATCTCTGCCTCCGTCTTGTATAGTTTTGGGTCTACGTTAAATACTGATTTCTTCGCAACAAAAAACTTGCCATCATCTGGGTCAATACCAGCGAAAATCGCAGGCGCTCCATCCCACTTCACAGTCATGTTGACTGAACTGCGACTTGCACCAGAGAACATATCTCTTAGTGAACGCATAAAGTTGATTGCGGCCCTACCGCCAGGCACACCAAAGTTTAAGATTTCATCTTCAATATGTTCTAAGTGCAGATTCTTTCCTGCTTTATTTTCCATTAGTGACTGCATTATGGATAACTCACTGTTGACATGGCATCAATTTTATAACTAAAACCACTACCACTTCTGTTGATAAATTGTATTTTAATATATTCTGGTTTCAACTCTCCACTCACATTATTTGAACCACTTAACATTAAAAGGTATATTGAGTTGTATGCCTCTTTGCCACCAGAACGACCAATCTGAATAACCATATACGGAACATCCATAGACTTGCCTAAGTCTGCAACAGTTTGTCCTGTCATGTCTTCAAATTCATTTTTAGTATGTTTATAATGAGCACCACCACCTGTACCATAGACAATCCATAAAGGAAGTTCTGTATCACCAAACATTGCCTCTGCTTTTAGTTTTGCATTTAGTTCAACTAGTGCATCAGTTGCTCTTTCGTAGTTTGGAATCTTTTTCTGCATATCCTCTAATATTGTATTAAAGGTTTTATATGATGCATAGTTCACACAAAGTTTTAATGCTGGAAATAATTCTTCTCTTGTGATGAACCCACCTTCTTTTCTTTCCAGAACAAGGTCTGCAGCACGTTTGAAATTATTCATTTCTAAGATTGGGTCTGTACCACTATTTTCAATTATAACTGCACCCTCTTTGATTGCGTTAATCTTTTGTACATTTGAGAGAATCTTTTTATACTCTGCATTCGCCATGTCTTTTGAGATGATTTCACTTTTCAGAGTTTTCATCTCTCTCAACATTGGTTTATTGATTAGTACTGCATCTCCTGCCGCTTCTGATATAGTAAATCCTGTTTGAGACAATAATGAAGATGCCGCTTTGTGGGCTTTGTCTTTTTGGATTCCTCTAATCGCACGAATACCAACCTTCAAAATTGAATTTTTTAATTTTACTAATATACCTTTTGCCCAATCTAATACCTTAGTTAGTTTCCCTTTGAACTTTTTAAATATGTCACCGAACAGACCTTCTTCAAGAATAGACAGTTCTTCCATATTAAGAACAGTATAGTTGTTTATAAGTTGAGTAGGACGCATGGCCTGTTGTCCATAAATCGCATTGATAAGAGTATTGAGTTTACCAATTCTTGCGTTATCCTCACCCTTCTTGAGTGATACTTGAACAAAAGAAATATTGGTATCTTTGATTGTAATAAGTCCTTGTTTATCCCAAGTCAGTTGTGAGTTGGGAAGTTTTGATAACAAGTCGGCAACAGAACCACTGGTCACAAAAACCATGTCTGCTGTATTTGCCTTACTACCTTTTGTTTTATAGGAATCTGGTATTGCTTTGTAGTATTTGTCAATACTATTATGAACGATACCAACTGAAGAACCCCAAGTTACATTTGGGATTGATTTTATATCTGCACCAATCAGTTCGATTGCCTCGATAAGAAACTTATCATCACCAAACTTCTTTCTAAGTTCAGCAATCTTTTTCTTACCATCAGAAACAATTTCACTCTCTGCAAGAACCTTGTCGATATCGGCAGATGTAGGTTTGGTCTTGCTCCCAGAAAGTCTGGCAACGATATAAACCCAAGTTTCAAAGGTGGCTTCACTAAGTTTACCACCACCAACTGCTTTAATTAATTCTTGTACTTCTGGTGTTTCGTTGATGAACTGTGACAGTTTTATCATTCACTCACTCCATATAAATTACACTTCTATTTATATTATAAGTGATTTGGGGATAAATGTCAACTCCTTATTGTCAAAAATGCAGGCATTGGATATTCTCCAAACGGTTTGTTCTTGTTTAGATAATAACAAACCCTTGATGCATCTTCTTCAAACTGAAAATCTTGCACGACTCTTCGTGATGGAAGTTCGATGACTTCCCATAGTTTTGTCTCAAGGTTTACGTCAGTGAAGTACTTTATTTGTTCCTTCTTTCTATACCTTGAGGTCAGAGAATTTTTCATATCCTTTGCTCTTTCCAGCAAACGGTGTGTTATCGAATACATTGTTATCTTGTCCACTATCAACTAAATCTTCCTGTGCTGCTTGTTCACAATCATATAGACGCATCTTTGCCCTGTCTATTCCCAATACAAATCTCTTATTCATGGTTGGGTCATTGTATCGGTTCTTCAATTGTTTGACTACAATCTGATTGAGGTCTTCTAGTTCCTCTGACGAAATTAGTGCAAACATAAGGTCAGCCGTTGCAGGCAAACCAAAACTTTCTGAAGTGTCTTCTAGTCCAATGTCTGTGGAAGTGAAACCTGTTCTTGTTGTCTGGGTTGCAGACATGATGGGTACATTCGTTTCCACTGCAAGTCCTCTTAGTTCTTCTGCAATCGACTTGATATAGAAGTAAGAACCTACATTTGCATTTCCTTTGAATCGTGAAGATGCACATATATTTAGATAATCAATAAAAATAATGTCTGGTTTGAAACTACGTTTTAGTGCGAGTTCCTTAATCAAACTACGAAAGTGTCCAACGTGTGCTGATGCAGTTGGATACTCTTTAATAATAAACTTTCCGTTTGTCTTTTTCTGTATTTTGGATAACTGTGTTTCAAACATCTTCTTTGGAAGTGTGTGCAAGTCATCCATAGTTATATTCATTAGGTTCGCATCAATACGTTCTGCAATACGTTCTTCTGCCATCTCCATTGTGATGTACAGAACATTTTTACCTTGCATAAGTGTTGACGCAGCAACGTGACACATGAACAACGACTTACCAACACCAGTTCCAGCAAGTGCGATATTCAATGTCTTTTGTGGTAATCCACCTTTAGTAATCTTGTTGAAATAATCTAGGTCAAACGCAATCTTCTCTTCTTTCTTGTGATAGAAGTCAAATCGGTCTGAACCGTCTTCAACATAGTCGTGACCAATATTAGTATCAAATGATACTGCAAGTGCCTCAGATAGAATGGATGGGATTGCTTCTGGTGTTCTTTCCTTATCCTTTCCATCAATAATTCCTATTCCTTCAACAACCGCATTGTAGATTGCTTTGTCCTTGCAGAACTTTTCTGTGGTGTCGAGTAACCATTGCGTGTCAACATCCGTCTTTTGAAGTGAACCAATAATGTCCACAATCTTTTTATACTCATCATCGTTGACATCCTTTCGATTGTCGAGTTCGATAGTAAGAGCTTCCTGTGTCGGAATTGCATTATACTTTTCAGTGAACCTTGTAATCTCCTCAAAGATTACACGTTCATTTT